TTTAATGACATACCTAGTGATAAACATGGAATTATAGAAGGCATTAACTGGCTTGTAGAAGCTGACGTCATAGCCGGTCACAATATTATTAACTATGACTTAGCGGTGTTCAAAAAGATTTACCCTTGGTTTGAAACTAAGGCTGATCTCTACGACACTTTAATTTTATCTAGACTATATCATCCAAATATGATTGAGATAGATAAGAAAAGACAATGGCCGAGAATGCCTTTACAACTATATGGACGTCATAGCTTAGAAGCTTATGGCTACAGATTAGGAGAATATAAAGGCGAATTTGGCAAAACTACTGACTGGTCAGAGTGGAGCCAAGAAATGCAAGATTATTGCGAACAAGACGTAAAAGTTACCACCAAATTATGCGAACACTTCCGCCCTTACCTGACTCGTGTCGGCTAGAGCACCGAGTCGCAGAAATATTAACCGAACAAGAAATACATGGATGGTCATTTGATGAACAAAAGGCTCAGCAACTTGAGTCATCTCTCAGAGGAGAGATGGAAGCAACTGTTGCAATACTTCGGGGAGAATTCCCTCTCATTGGAGGAAAGATGTTCACTCCTAAACGAGATAACGCTACACAAGGATATAAACAGGGAGCAGAACTCCAAAGATTAGTTGAATTTAACCCAACATCACGAGACCATATTGCATGGATTTTACAGAATCGTTTGAACATTACATTGACCCAGACTACGAAGACTGGGAAACTAATTATCGACGAGATTACATTGAAGGAGATATCACATCCCTTCTGCAAGTTATGTGCGAAAGCTTTGGATCTGAAGAAGAAGCTAGGCATGATATCGCAAGGCGTGAACGCTTGGCTAAAGTTATGTACAACCCATAATCGGATACATCACCATTGTTCAGTTTCTACTAACACATTTAGATGTGCTCATCGGAAACCGAACTTAGCTCAAGTACCAGCCGAAAAACAATTTAGAGAACTATTTACTGCTAGTCCGGGAAACATAATGGTAGGTGCAGACCTATCTGGAATAGAGCTACGAATGTTAGCTCATTATTTAGGACGATATGACGGGGGTCGATACGCCGATATTTTACTTAACGATGATATTCATCAGGTAAACGCAGACAAAATAGGAATCACCAGACGCCAAGTCAAGACTGTAACTTATGCCTTCTTGTATGGTGCTGGAAACGAGAAAATAGGTATGAGTTATGATAACTCTTTACAACCCAAGGAAGCTAAAAAAAAGGGATCCGAAATCCGAAAAGCGTTTGTATCTGCAATCGAAGGATTGTCTGAACTTTTGGGAGCGGTGGCAGCTAAGTCTACTAATGGGTTCTTGCTGGCATGTGACGGAAGAAGGGTGCTGGTCGATAGCTCGCACAAAGGATTAAATTACCTTTTGCAATGCTCAGCAGGAATTGTAGCGAAGCGTTGGATGGTTATAGCTAACGATTTATTTGCTAAAAACAATGTCCACACTCATCAACTTGCCTTTGTGCATGATGAGCTTCAATTTGAATGCCCTCCAAACCAACTGATCGCCGTTAGATATGGCTTAGAAGCCTCAGCAACTTTAGCTGGCGAATATTACAACTTAAGATGCCCAATTGCTGCCGAAAGCCAGCATGGAAACACATGGGCAGACGTACATTAATGAAATTACTTATTGATTGTGACTACATAGTATATAAATGCTGTGCAGCCACCGAAACCGAAATTGATTTTGGAGAAGACCTTATAATAGTCACTTCAAATTATTCAGAAGCTTATAAAAGAGTAAAACGTGAAATACAGCAAGTTCAAGACGAATTTATGTGTGATGACGTCATTTTATTCTTTACAAGCCCTATAAATTTTAGGAAAAAAATTCTGCCGGAATATAAAGGGCATCGACAACGAAAAAAGCCCTGTGGCTTTAAACGTGTCATCAACGATTTAAAAATCGAATACAAAGTTATTATCAAAGATACTTTAGAAGCTGACGATACATTAGGTATCTATGCAACTAAGTATCCCGGGAACATAATAGTCTCTCCTGATAAAGATATGAGACAGATACCCGGGAAATTATATGACTTTAAAGAAACAGTAGACATCACACCAGATGAAGGTGCTCGATGGCATCTGATACAAACCATGGCCGGAGATAACACGGACGGATACTCAGGTGTCCCCGGGATAGGAATAAAACGTGCTGAACAGATCTTTAAATTAAAAGGATACACATGGCGAGCAGTCGTTGAGACCTTTGAGGAAAAAGGAATGACTGAGGAAGATGCCTTAGTAAATGCACGACTAGCACGAATATTAACTACTGAAGATTACGACCATGAGAAAAAAGAAGTCATCCTATGGACCCCCACCACCAATTACAAAGTTGACAGTGGAGCAGGATCTGAAGATGAGGCAGTTAGAGATCTTGTTAAACAAACCGCAAGCTAAAAAAGAAGACTTAATCATAGTGATGTTAGCTCTACAGGAGCAAGCATTTGTTTTATCAAATTGTATTAAAAACCTTATAGAAAAATGGCCGAAACCACCAACGACCACGGACCTCAGTACTACAGACGAGGTTCCATTGATGTTTGGGATTTTATTAGAGACCAAGGACTCGGATTCCACCTCGGAAACGTAATCAAATATACATGCAGAGCTGGATATAAAGAGAACCACATAGAAGATTTAAAAAAAGCAGTCCATTACCTATCTAATGAAATCGAATATAGAACCAAACAAGATCGCTAGAACCGGAAGAGTTCAGCAATGGATTGACAATCCAGAATCCCGTCTGCCCGTGTCATGCACTGTCTTCGTTGTTGAAGACTCAATGGAAGGACCAAATGGAATCGAAGCAAGCTGGAGATTTGTATCGCACGCTCTCCGCAATGGAGCAGGATGTGCGGTCCACTTGTCAAAGCTCAGACCCAAGGGTTCTGAGTCTATTAAAGGAGCTGACACGCTTGTTGCAAGCGGTCCAGTCTCCTTCGGAAAATTCTACTCAACATTAAATGAAATACTTAGGAGGGGGGGCACATACCGTAACGGAGCTTGCGTTTTGCACCTTGATATTACTCACCCCGATATTCTTGACTTCGTGCTCGCAGAAAGACACGAACTCCCATGGGTCAAACGATGTGTTGACCTCGAGCCCCAGCTCTGGTTTAATACAGAAACTTCAGTCAAGGAAGCAATCCTACGAGGAATTGCTCGAGGAGATATCTGGCTCAACAAAATAAAATATTACAATGGAAACAGAATCTATGGAAACGTCTGTCTTGAAGTATTCCTGCCCTCACGTGGGACTTGCTTGTTACAGCACGTCAATCTCGGTGCCAATTCAATCGGCGACCTCAGATCGACTTTCCGTACAGCTATGTCCGAGCTGTGCGATCTCCATCCAAGGACAAATGTTGGAGAATCTGGAGAATACCTTACGCCGGATAGAGACAAACAAGTTGGGCTCGGACTGCTCGGTCTTGCCAACTTCCTCTCGCTACATAATATAACCTATGCCCAATTTGGGGATGCACTCGAAGCGATTAATCGTGGAGAAACCATCCAAGGCACCGCAGGGATGGCAGCCCGGGAGCTTTATTTGGGCATAGAAATCGCTGCCAACATAGCAAGAGAAAAGAACATGGTCAGGGCATTTGCCATAGCCCCAACTGCTAGTTGTTCTTATCGTTCAAGAGATCTCAATGGCTACACAGCAACTCCCGAGATCGCACCCCCTATAGCACGAACAGTGGACAGGGATTCAGGTGAATTTGGGGTAGAACGAGTTGAATATGGCAACGTAGAAATCGCATCCGAAGTTGGATGGGAGAGTTATAAGAAAGTAGCAGACGAAATAATGCGTATGCTATTTAGAACTGGTTTGCTTCATGGCTATAGCTTCAATTCTTGGAGCGACATGGTGACTTACGATGAAGCATTTATCGAAGAGTGGCTGAAGAGTCCACAAACTTCGCTCTATTATTCACTTCAGGTGATGGGCGACACTCAAGATAAATCAGATGCTTACGCAGCATTGGATGCCAAAGATGTCGATGAATACTTAGAAGGAATATTGGAGACAAATCCCATATCATGTGACTGTCAACAATGAATCCCTATCAGAAATTATTAAATAGAAAACGAACTTGGACGCCAGTCCAAACTACTAAAGGAAAGTTTAAAGAAGGTGCAGAAGAAACCATCTACCGTGCTCTTGCAATACGCCACATGGAATTACCAGTTGGCGACTTTATATCTAACAGTCTCTCTGAGATTCCTAGTTTATCTAAGGAACTTTTGGAGTCGAATATAAAGGATGAGATTAAACATGATCTAGCTCTCGGATATATCACCAACGCTCATGGCGTTAATGACAAAGCTGAAGCTGAGGCACTACGCCTACGAGATGCTTGGTTATCTCATCCAGATCACACAGTACTGAAAGCATTGGTTATTGAGCGTGCCATATTTTTTGTCTTACTACCTTTCTTCAGGTTTAACGGAGACGCAGGATTAGCTACAGTTTCGGCTGATATCTCACGTGATGAACAAGTCCATGTGGCTTGTAATTCCCTGGTATCACTGGAGTTAGGGCTAAAGCCTAGTGCTTCTCTGGACAAGTTAAGGAAAGCAACTATTAATTGGATCATGCAACCATTAGGTAAGCATGCTGATAAATATTTAGACAAAAAATTTTGGCTAGATGCTAGTGATCGACTCATGTACGAAGGCAAAGCACCACAACTAAGTGGCACAAAGGCTGCAAGAATGCCAGCATTTTTTGAACATGACAACAGAAATCTCCCTCAATACTCTTAGGCTACACAACGATAGGTTGGACAAGCTAGTCGAAAGACTTGAGGAAAATTTTGGTTGGAAACCTATCCATCCAAAAGAAGACATAAACACAATTATGTACAGAGCTGGTCAAGCCAGCGTCATTGAATATATACAATCCATTATGGAGGAAGAAATCTAATGTGTATCGGAGGAGGAGGACCCTCAACACCACCACCAACACCACTACCACCACCACCACCAGCACCAGAACCCCCAGCACCAGTGTTACCAACACCGGAGCCTGTAGTTAAACCTGTTAACCCAGCAGTAAGAAAGAAAATTTCTAAGAAAGCAAGTGGTAAAACAGGATCAGGATCATTAAGGATTCCCTTAGATCCCGGAGCAGGAATGGGCGGAGTCGGAGGCGGTCCGTCAGGCGGAGTCAATACATAATGAAGGCTCGTGAAAGATACAATCAATTAAGTACTGGTCGAAGACAGTTCCTCGACAAAGCGATTGATTGCTCAGAACTCACGTTACCTTATCTAATACAAGACGACACATCTACTAAACCAAACCACGAATCCTTGAAGGTTCCATGGCAATCAGTTGGAGCTAAGTGTGTGGTAACACTTGCAGCAAAACTAATGCTTGCAGTATTACCTCCACAAACTACCTTCTTCAAATTGCAAATGAGAGAAGACAAGTTAGGTGAAGAATTTACTCCTGATGTAAGAAGTGAACTTGACCTATCTTTCTCAAAGATGGAGAGGATGATAATGGATTACATTGCTGCCACTAATGACAGAGTAGTTATACATCAAGCATTAAAACATTTAATAGCTGGTGGTAACTCTCTTATATATATGCATAAGCAAGGGTTAAAAAATTATCCACTCTCAAGGTATGTCGTTAACCGAGATGGTAACGGTAACGTTTTAGAGATAGTTACAAAGGAACTGATAAGCCGTAAAGTTATGGAGTTTGAAATACCAGACCCAGTAACTAATACAGGCATAGACGAATCAGATAAGAAAGATAAAGAAGACGTAGAAGTTTACACCTACGTCAAACTTATAGATGGTCAATGGGTATGGCACCAAGAAGCGTTCGATAAGATCCTTCCCGGGAGCCGTAGTACTGCACCTAAGAATGCAAGCCCATGGCTACCACTACGATTCAATGTGGTAGACGGAGAAGACTATGGTCGTGGCAGAGTCGAGGAGTTTCTCGGTGATCTTAAAACTTTAGAGGGTTTATCCCAAGCTTTAGTTGAAGGGTCTAGTGCTGCAGCCAAAGTTATATTTCTTGTCTCACCATCAAGTACTACCAAGCCTAGTGCAATAGCTAAAGCTGGTAATGGAGCAATCGTACAAGGACGTGCTGAAGACGTACAAGTTGTTCAAGTAGGTAAGACTGCTGACTTCTCAACGGCTGCCAACATGTCACAGACAATTGAAAAAAGATTGTTAGAAGCGTTCCTTGTTATGAACATAAGGAATGCAGAACGAGTTACTGCTGAAGAGGTACGCCTCACTCAGCTTGAACTAGAACAACAACTCGGAGGCATTTTCTCATTGCTAACCGTTGAGTTCTTGATACCTTATCTCAACAGAACACTACTTGTATTACAGCGTAGTCGTCAGATACCTAAGCTACCTAAAGATATAGTCAGACCTACAATCGTAGCTGGCATAAATGCTTTAGGACGTGGGCAGGATAGAGAATCACTTACTCAGTTTGTTGGAACTATTGCACAGACTCTTGGACCTGAAGCTTTAATTAATTTTATTAATCCTTTAGAAGCTATCAAGAGACTAGCTGCTGCTCAGGGTATAGACATCCTGAATTTAGTTAAGACTGAAGAGCAGTTACAGCAAGAACGTCAGCAAGCACAACAACAAGCAGTGCAACAGTCTCTCGTAGATCAAGCAGGACAGATGGCATCCAGCCCTATAGCTGACCCATCTAAAAATCCAAACTTAGCTCCACAAGAAGAACCACCTACTGAAGAATAATGGCTGAAACATTAACGATAGATAATACCCCTGAATCTGAGGTAGTCCTCTCTGAGGAAGAACAAGATTCACTAGAGGTAGGAGAAAAATTAGTTGCCGAACAAGAAGGTAAACTAGCTGGCAAGTATGACACAGCGAAAGATTTAGAACAAGCCTACCTCGAACTACAAAAAAAATTAGGAGACCAAGATGGGATACAAGAAGGGAAACAAGAAACCGAAGAAGTAACTGAGGAGGAACCCGAGGAGAGCCCAGCCTTATCACTTATAAACGAAGCATCAAATGAGTTTTACTCAAATGATAATTCTTTATCTGAGGAAACAATAGAAAAGTTTTCCAGTATGAGTAGTAAGGAATTAGTAGCTTCATACTTACAAGCTCTAAAAAATAATCCTAACCAACAGCAACAGCAGTCAGCACCAGTTGCAGACTTGACTGATGCCGAAGCCAATCAGATTAAAAACTCTGTTGGTGGAGAAAGAGAGTACTCAAACATAGTTACTTGGGCTGGACAAAACTTATCCAAACCTGAAGTAGAAGCGTTTGATACCTTAATCAACACAGGTAACATTGCTCAAATCAAACTAGCAGTAGCTGGAATGAAAGCACAGTACCAAAACGCCAATGGATATGAAGGCAGAATGCTGCAAGGCAAGGCAGCCAAAACATCTGATGGCGGTTTCCGTAGCCAAGCTGAATTAGTAGCAGCTATGGGAGACCCTCGCTATGACACCGACCCAGCATACAGAGCTGAAGTCATAGCAAAACTAGATAGATCTGACGTTAACTTTTAATTATGTCTAACAAAAAAGAATTTGGCAAAATGGTCAAAGAGTTTGGTAGTAACTGGAAAAAAATACAGGATACTGCAAAGAAAAAACAAAAGATTTTAGACCAATTAAAAAATGAAAACTAAAGATTTAGATACGTTACTTCAAAACGAATACCCTTACGAACCACCAGTACGAATTATTCCTATGTCACACCACAACACAAACCCAATTATGACACATGAAGCGGAACGCTTTAACGGCTGGGCAGCAATGCTTGGCTTTGTTGCTGCTGTCGGTGCTTATGTCACCACAGGTCAGATCATACCCGGCATCTTCTGATCCATACAAATGGAAGATGAGTTGCTTCGATTTTCTTGAAGCAAGATACAAAGTGATACTCGATGAGGATCTACCTCTTAAGAATAAGATGGACCTCATCTCTTTTTTCCTCTCCAAAGTGGAAGAGGAATGTTCAAACATTCATTTAAATTAATTACATGGCTGCAATCTCATTACAAAGAGACACTACAACCAACTGGGAGAAGTTTTGTGAGTGGGTTACAAGTACAAACAACCGCCTTTATGTAGGTTGGTTTGGAGTGCTTATGATACCTTGCTTACTAACTGCTGCAATATGTTTTACTCTCGCCTTCATCGCTGCTCCACCAGTGGACATCGACGGCATACGTGAGCCAGTTTCAGGCTCGTTATTGTACGGAAACAATATTATTTCAGGAGCTGTCGTCCCTAGCTCTAACGCAATCGGACTACATTTTTATCCTATATGGGAAGCTGCCACCTTGGACGAGTGGTTATACAATGGCGGACCATATCAACTCATTGTCTTTCACTTCTTAATAGGAGTAGCTGCATATGCAGGAAGACAGTGGGAACTATCTTACCGTTTAGGTATGAGACCTTGGATCTTTGTTGCTTACATGGCTCCAGTGTCTGCTGCACTAGCAGTATTTCTAGTATATCCATTTGGTCAGGGATCATTCTCTGATGGTATGCCTTTAGGAATCAGTGGAACCTTTAACTTTATGTTCGTCTTCCAAGCGGAACACAACATCCTCATGCACCCATTCCACATGCTCGGTGTGGCAGGGGTTTTTGGTGGCTCTCTGTTTGCTGCTATGCACGGAAGCCTTGTTACTTCCTCAATCATTCGGGAGACCACGGAAACTGAATCACAGAACTACGGCTATAAGTTTGGTCAGGAAGGCGAGACTTATAACATAGTTGCTGCACACGGATATTTTGGAAGACTTATATTTCAATATGCTTCATTCAACAACAGCCGTTCGCTTCACTTCTTCCTTGGTGCTTTCCCGGTTATTGGCATATGGCTTACCTCCATGGGTATATGCACTATGGCTTTTAACCTCAATGGTTTTAACTTTAACCAATCAGTAGTTGATGCTAGTGGCAATGTAATTCCTACTTGGGCTGACGTTCTTAACAGACAAAGTTTAGGTATGGAAGTAATGCACGAGCGTAACGCTCACAACTTCCCACTTGATTTGGCTTCAACTGAATCAACAGAAGTAGCATTAACAGCCCCTCAAATTGGCTAAAAAAATTTGGACTATATGGAAGTACGCTCTCGGTAGCTTTAGCGATGATAAGACTAGATCTTATGACAACGTTATTGCTATCGCTCGTACTTTTATTTTCATTAGTTACCTCATAACTAATTGCTTTATTATTTCTGGCGTCATACGCCACTGGAACAATGTCCCTATACGAGAACATCAACAACAGAAAGAAGCTAGGTATTAGTAGACCAGCTAGTAAAACTACGATTAGTTCTAAAAACTACACAGCTATGAAAGCTGGCTTCCCTAAAAAGAAAAAAAAGAAAACAGCATGAGTCATCAGAATACGAAGATGAAAGCACATCGAGTAATCTTTGAACCAGAACCAGAAAAGAAACAACCTGAAGATTTTTTAAAACTTGAGGAAGTTCCTACATATAAAGAACCAGAAGGAGAACCCTCTTTTTAACGACACGTCCGTTCATCCCTCACGGGACGCATGAGAACTAAGCATGGAACGGGGCTTAGTATATGGAGATAACCATGAAAGTTACTTTCGTATATCGTGGCGTTGCTTACACAAGAATAATCGGTTAAGCGATCTGGGAGGTGCAAGTCCTCCCTATTCAATTTGGCTTTTTGCCCTTACGAGGATACCAATTAGCCGTCTAGACGGTGGGATAGACCACAATATCACTTGAGTCTAAGTAAGACTCACAACTTTTTACGTACGTAGACGATCAAATATACCTTTAATTTTACGCTTATATAATGGCACATCAGGACAGTACACTGACCACGAGTCTAACTCGCCAAGGTCAGTCAAACTCAACAGGTGACGCTAGAGCACTTTATCTTAAACTCTTCTCAGGAGAGATGTTTAAAGGTTTCCAGCACGAGACAATCGCTCGTGACATGGTAATGAAGAGAACTTTGAAGAACGGTAAGAGTCTTCAGTTCATCTATACAGGTAGAACAACTGCCGAGTACCATACTCCCGGAAACAGCATCTTAGGTAACAGTGACGGTGCACCTCCAGTCGCAGAAAAAACAATAACTGTTGACGACCTATTAATCAGTTCAGCATTCGTGTATGAGCTAGATGAAACACTCGCACACTTTGAATTGAGAGGCGAGATTTCCAAGAAAATTGGATACGCATTAGCTGAGAAGTATGACAGACTCATCTTCAGAGCTATCACTAGAGGAGCTAGAGCTGCTTCTCCAATCACAAAGTCTAACTTTGTAGAACCCGGTGGAACACAAATCAGAGTTGGTTCAACAACTAATGATTCTGACGCTTATCTTTCTGACAAACTTGTATCAGCTTTTTATGAAGCTGCTGCAGCCCTTGACGAAAAAGGAGTCAGCTCTGCTGGAAGATGTGCGGTACTTAACCCACGTCAATACTATGAACTTATCACTGCTGTAGGAACTAATGGGCTAATCAATAGAGATGCTCAAGGTACTGCATTACAGTCTGGTAATGGCATAATCGAAATCGCTGGCATTAAGATTTACAAGTCAATGAACATTCCTTTCCTTGGCAAGTATGGTACAGCGTTTGGTGGAACAACAGGTAAAACTTCTCCATCAAATATGGGATCTCATATTGGTCCTTCAATGGAAAACGCATCAGGTGCGTCTACTGGAATCAACAATGACTACGGTACTACTGCTGAAGTAGGAGCTAAGTCATGTGGTTTGATCTTCCAGAAGGAAGCTGCTGGTGTTGTAGAAGCAATAGGTCCTCAAGTCCAAGTGACTTCAGGGGATGTGTCGGTGGTTTACCAAGGCGATGTCATTCTCGGACGTCTAGCTATGGGGGCAGACTACTTAAACCCTGCTGCTGCAGTAGAATTATATGTTGGTGCTTCAGCTCCTTCTGCATTCTAATTTATACTTTATACGGGACCTTCGGGTCCCTTTTTTTTTATCTATGACTACTCCAATAGCAACCGATACCGAACTATCCGCAGTTAATTCTATCTTGGGTAGCATAGGTCAATCACCTATCACCGTATTAGCTGGTAATCCAAACCCAGAAGTTACGTTCATAAAAAATATATTTGACGAGTGTACTAAAGATGTACAAAACGAGGGCTGGCATTTTAACACTGAACATGGTGTACCAGTACAACCTGACGGTAATGGACAGATCGCAGTACCTTCCAATTATCTACGTTATGACCTAGCTGATGGTCAGGCAGATAGGCAGATGGATCTAGTAAAGAGAGATGGCAAATTATATGACAAAGTAAAACACACTAATGTATTTACAGTAGAAAAATTAGAACTAGATATTGTTTATTTATTTAATTTTACAGACTTACCTTCTGTATTTCAGAGATATATTATTGCCCTAGCTTCCTCACGAGCTGCAGCACAACTAATAACAAATCCACAATTAGTTCAATTATTACAACAACAAGAAGCACGTACTCGTGCTGCTGTTATGGATTACGAATGTGAACAAGGCGATCATTCATTCTTAGGCTGGCCACATGGTACAAGCTATAGATCTTATCAACCTTACAAAGCTTTAAATAGAAGATAATGTCAAGTGTTACTCAAACAATACCAACATTAACTGGTGGTTTATCTCAACAACCAGATGAACTAAAAGTACCGGGACAAGTTAATGTCGCAAACAATGTATTACCAGACGTAACACAGGGTTTACAGAAACGTCCCGGGGGAAAATTAATTGATTCATTAAGTGATGGAACCTTAAATTCTTACAGTACAGGTAAATGGTTTCACTACTACAGGGATGAAGTTGAACAATATATAGGTCAAATAATTAGAAGAAAAAATGACAATGGATCTTCACATGCAGACGATGGGAAGATAAGAATGTGGAGATGCTCTGACGGTCAAGATATGACTGTTACGCATGATGCAGGAACACAAACTTATTTAGTACATGCTGCTGATGATGAAGTACAGACTTTAACAGTTAATGATTTTACCTACATAACTAATAGAACTAAAACAGTTACTATGGCTCAAGGTACTGATCTTGAAGCTGTACGACCAGCAGAAGCATTTATTGAATTAAAACAAGTAGCTTACTCTAAACAGTATTCAGTTAATTTATTTGATGATGACACTACTCAAGCAACATCTACAGCTACACGAATAGAAGTTCAACTATTAAAATCTAGTAACAACTGTTGTCATACAGATGGTAATTTAAGAAGTTATACACTAAGGGTTACAGATAGCAATAGATGTACTGGAGGCACAAGTAGTGATAATCAAACTAAAGATTCCTACTTACCTAATGTAGGTACACGGATATTCAGTGTTGGTAGTGGTACATCTTTAACTGATGAGGATGTAGAAGGTACGTCACATACTTATCCTGTCAGCGTTAACTACAATAATACTTCTGGAAAATCTAATTTATATTTTAGAATAAGAACTACAGGACAATCTATACCAGAGGGTAATAGCTCATCACCTCAATATCATGGTAGATATACAACTACACATGACTTGTTATATGGAGGTGAAGGTTGGGTTACTGGAGATCAGTTCTTTGTATTTATGGAAGGTGCTCAATACAGAGTAACAGTCACAGATCATAGTACTACTCAGGAACAAGCTAACTTAGGTCTAATTAGACCTGATCCTACTCCGTTTGATACAGAAACTACAGTTACTGCTACTGCAATACTTGGTGATATAAGACAGAAAATTATAGATACAGGTAACTACACTTCAGCTCAAGTTAAACAGATAGGTAATGGTTTATATGTCACTAGAGGTTCCTCTTTTAATATATCTACACCAGTAGGTGAATTACTTAATGTTTTAACTGACTCAGTACAGGATGTATCTGATCTACCTAATGTATGTAAACATGGGTACGTAGTTAAAGTAACGAATAGTGAAAATGAAGAAGATGATTATTATGTAAAATTCTTTGGACATAATGATAAAGATGGTGAAGGAGTTTGGGAAGAATGTCTTAAGCCGGGAGTAGAGAAAAAGTTTACACCTACAACTATGCCTGTACAGCTTATAAGAAATGCAAACGGTACCTTTACTGTTAGTACAGTTTCTTGGGATGAAGCTGGTGTAGGAGATACTGCTGTTGATGGCACTAACCCACAACCTAGTTTTGTTGGTCAAACTATTAATAAGATGATTTTCTATAGAAATAGATTAGTCATGCTTAGCGATGAGAATGTAATTATGTCTCGTCCGGGAGACTTCTTTAATTTCTGGTCTAAAACAGCTATTACGTTTGCAGCTACTGATCCTATTGATATATCTTGTAGTTCTACATACCCAGCTATTGTGTTTGATGGTATTCAAGTTAATGCTGGTTTAGTTTTATTTACTAAAAATCAACAGTTTATGTTGACTACAGATAGTGATGTATTAAGCCCACAAACAGCCAAGATAAATGCAATTGCTTCTTATAACTTTAATCATAAAACTAACCCTATTAGCTTAGGTACCACTACTGGTTTTATAGATAACGCTAATAAATTTAGTCGTTTCTTTGAGATGGCAAGGGTTTTGCGTGAAGGAGAACCGGAAGTAGTTGAACAAAGTAAAGTAGTAAGTAATTTACTACCTAAAGATTTAACTTTAGTAGCTAATAGTAGAGAGAATTCAGTTATATTCTTTGGTACTAAAGGCGGTACTAAAATACAAGGTTTTAGATATTTTTCTAGTAGTGAAAAACGTTTACTTCAGGCTTGGTTTGAATGGGATGTTGTTGGAGAAATACAGTATATGTGCATGTTAGATGATGCACTATATGTGGTTTATAGAAATAACAGTAAAGATCAATTACTTAGGTTCCCAATAAAACTAGATGATAGTGGTTTATTTGCTACAGATACAAAAGGAACTCCCTCTACAGATGACGATGTTTTATATCGTGTTCACTTAGATAATGCTAAAGAAATAACCCCAACGGTTACATATAATCCAGCAACAAATATAAGTAGTTTTGCTAAGCCTACGGGTTTTGAAAGAACAACTGATCTATGTGCTTTTGATGCTGACTATAGTAACAACTTTGGTAGGTTTGCAGAAGCAACAGTTAATGGATCTAATGTTGATATAACTGGTAACTGGACAGGTGAAACATTCATCCTTGGATATCTATTTGATATGGATATACAGCTACCAACAATCTTTATTGGGCAAAGACAAGGTGATAAGTTCAGAGCTAATACAAGAGCCTACCTAACGATCCATAGATTAAAGTTAAACTTTACAGATCTAGGTTTATATAAAACAACTATACAAAGATTAGGGAAAGATGATTATTCTGAAACCTATGAAATGACACCAGCTACACAAGTACTTGCTAACAGAGTGACTGCAGTACAAGAAGTAGAAAAGACTGTACCAATATATGAGCGTAATAAAAACGTAACTATAAATATAAGTTCAAAACATCCTTTACCAGCATCATTAATATCGCTGTCTTGGGAAGGAGATTATACAAATAGACTTTATCGAAGTGTCTAAATTTATTCACCCAATAACGGAAGAGGCTGCACTAGGTGTGGCTTCTAACCTTTTACCAGATGACTATAGAGAAGTGGCTGAGGGTCATGGACATGATCCTATGGAAGCAATACCACAATGCTCAAAGATAGGGGACACGATTTATTTCACAGTCCCTGATGGTCAATTAGCAGGAGTAGCAGGAGTACAACCTGATGGCAGAATCTGGATGCTATGTACACCAGCTATCCTGAAATATCCAAAGACGTTTGCTAGAGAAGCAAGACGTTTTGTAGAAAGTAGAGAAGAGAAGTTGCTGTGGAATATCGTTGATAAACGCAACACAGTTCATATGAAACTTCTGAGATTCCTAGGGTTCAAATTTTTAAGGGAATTAAAACATGGACCCAACAATTTATCCTTTATAGAGTTTTGCCGTGTGTTTAGGAGCCGGAGCGAAAGCCCGAAACAAAGCTAAATTAAATGCTTACAAACGTGCCGATCAGGACAGAGTGTCTGATGCGATGGGTAAGATCTCAACAACTAAAGCTAAACAAGTTAGTTATGAGATTGCCAAAGACGAAGCTGGTATTGAGTTATCTAAAGTATTTGCATCAGCAGATCTAGAGATGGCTAAACAATCTGATGAAATCGTACAACGAGATCAAGCCAGATTTATTAAATACCTGTCCGGAAGTGTCGGTGAGAAAATGGCAGCAAGTGGAAATCAAACTGGTAGAAGAGGTGCATCGTTTACCCAATCTATCGAGTTAGGTCAGTACTTAGCTGCAGGAAGCCAAGATGCTAATAAGTTTCTTAAGAGCAGCTATGCTGTCAAATTGAAAAATGAAGATGCTCGTAATAAAGCAAAGACTTATCAAAATAAGTTGTTTGCCGACGTTATGAATGTAGATGTCTTCCAACGACCACCTGAAAAACCAGTATATGAAAATGTCGCTATGGCAGCACTAACCGAAGGACTCGGTATTGCTTCATCCATAATGGGCTTTTTTCCCGCTTAGTTAAAAAATGAGAGAATTTAATCCAAATGGTCCTGTAGATTTAGCTAGTGGTTTACAGCAGAAAGTTAATCAGGACCTACAGTCTTTACGGACTTACAACTCAAGAGCCAACCAAGTTGATGCTCAAGCTGCACAAGTAGCCGAACAACCAATGCAGCTAGTCAATGCTGCTCTTGGTTTTTCAAAAACATTATTTGATAGAAATCAAAAAAATAAAGAAGAAAGAGAAAAGAAACAGATAGCAGCCTTAGATCTTGACAATAAGAAAAATAATTTAACAACAGAAAACTTAGATGGTTTTATAAAATTTAAAGCTGAAGCTCATAAGGATCAAGCTAAATTAGAAACTTATTTAAAAGAGCAAGGTTATGACGAAGAACAGAAAAAGTTTTTACGTAGTTTAGGTAAAGGTAGACTTTTAATTGGTTCTAAATTAGTTGCACAAAAGAATGCAGCTAGTATGCCTTTAGCATGGGCTGACTTTCAACGCACACCAGTAACTTTGTCAGATGGCAGAGTAGTCAACTGGACTGGTACAGAATCAGCAGCAGATCAACAAGAGTATTACGATGCTTTTGTTATGAAGCAGATTGCAGATGGAAAGCTAGATGCTAGTGATGAGCTATATGCAGAGACTTATAAACCAGCTTTTGATTCTTTATACAACACTGCCGTAAGTGTTAAATCACAACAAAAAGTAGCTGCATACGATAAAGAATACGAAGCAGAAAACCAAGAGTATGTCTTTAACGCTGTTAATAACGTCAGTGGTGATGTTGGTGTACAAGATTTCATGGGAATGATTACTGAACAGCTACCTAGCTACGGTGGTGATCTTGGAAAAACCTTTGATGCTGTGTATGACAAATACATAGTTCCTATGGTTGAAAAGGATCTAGTTACACGAGATCAGTTTTATAACTTTATTGGCGGTGTGATGAATCATAAAGGTATGGGTAAAGTATCCATGGAAAAAGGCATGGGTAAAAAACTACACCTACATGAACTCAACAAACAATTTAGTACGAACGAATTAAAAAAGTTACAACAGAGTCAGGAAGCTAAAAAAGCTAAACAGATAGCTGCTGAAAACGTAGCTGTTGAGAACTTAGTTCCCGGACTGGCTGATGGTACATACGATATTGATGACATCATTGCTGCTGAAGGTGAGCTATATCAAAAGTTTGGTTATGAAAGTAGTAAACTTTCTAATCTGAAAAAGGGCTATCAAATGAAATCTCCAGAGATTGCTAGTCTTGATAATGCTTTTAAGATAGCTGAAGGCAACGGTACTCTTACTGTTGAAATGGTAGAGGATACTGGTAGTGCCATACTAAAACAAAAGTGGTTAAAGAAAGCTCAGACCTCTGAAAAAACTAGAAAAGGCGAAGTATATAAACTACAAAAGAAAAACGTAGAAGGTATTGTTAAAGCTAAATTTGGTAAATTATTAGATTCTATACAATCACCTCAAGGTGGTGAAGTACAGGGATATCTAAATAAAGAGTTTGAGAAAAAAGTTAACGAATATCTAGAGAAGTATCCAGATAACGTAGATGATGCAGTTAACAAAGCTGCAGTAGATACTGTTAATTATTTTAATCAAAACCAAGCAGAAGGACAATTATTTTATGTAGATAAACAAGCAGATGACCTTAATGTATTTCCTGAATTTAGGAAAATGCAAGAAGCAAGGATACAAAAGTTAGATGAGAATCGAGCTAACTTAGCTGCAAAGAAACTTTATACAAGTTCTAGAATTAAATGGGCTGGTGGTAAGCATGAATATGCTATGGATACACCTTCAGTTTATTTCAATCAAGAACAAGTAAATGATGCTGTAGCTGCTATAAATGAAAACACTCCATCTGAGTGGATGACAACACTACAATCTGAGTATCCAAGTCTAGATATCTATGAAACTTTAAGTAGACAAATGTCAGCTTTAGGTTACGAAGATGATGAGATACCTGAAAAACCAGTATTTTTACAAGAAGTTGATAATAATGCTAGTCCAGATCTAGTTTGCCTAATGAGAAAAGTAGGCATACAAAACCTACCCGAACACACTGCTAAGAGACTGTGCTTAAGCATGTCTCCTGACGGTATAAATGACAAAGAACTTGTGAAAGAAATCTACGGAGATCAACCAATAGTTCGATTAAATTCTGAGGAATAATGACATACACTCCTACGGGAGACAGTGAAGAGTTTGAATCCGAAAATCTAGAAGCAATACATCAAAAAAACTTAGAAGAGATGGCTGCGTTGGAACAAACTCCAACGGTAGAAGATGCTTCGATGACAGATGAGGATCCAGAAACTGACTCCAAAACATTTCAAGATAGACGAGACGCACGTAAAGGTGACGCCTCAAAATCAGAAGGATTATTTGAAGTAGATAATCCAGAAGGTACCTTAATGGGACCTGACGCTAGTACAAAGTTTGCAAGAGATCTATATGAAACTACTTCAGCACCAGCTCAAGGTGTTGTAGATACGATTACTGATACTTTTAACTTTGCAACTGGAGCAATACGTAAACCATTTAATATTCCAGAAGTACCTAAAGCTGGCAAGTATGAATCTGATGTCGCTACAGCTCTACGATCCATATCTGGTTTAGTTATACCTTCTATGGGTTTTAAATCCATGCTGGTTAAAGGTGCTACTAAATTACAAGCTGCTAAGTTTGGACCACAATGGTTACAACGCTTAGGTAATAAAAAATCATTTCAATGGTTTTCTAAGTTTGGTGCTGATGTTGGTACATCAACTGCTGTTGACTACGTAGCTGAACAAAACCAAAATGACGACAACTTAGTTGCTACTCTTAAAGATTTCTGGCCGAGAACATATCAGTTTATACCTGATGTCTGGGCAACTGGAGATAGTGATACTGCTGATATAAAGAGAAGTAAAAACGTAAATGAAGGTGCTGTATTTGGGACGCTTGGACACATTGTTGAAGGTTTAGCTTTTTTAACTAAAGCTGGACGCAGTGTAAAACGAAGTGCCTATATTGCTAGTGATGTTGGAAATCAAAAAAGATTAGATGAATTAACTAAAGATGAGTTCACAGATATCACATTCTCTGACAATCCTATCGAAGATAGTATTATGCGTAATACTGCTCGTAGAGAGAAAGAGCTTGATAACTTAGGAACATATTTAAAAGTAACTAATCCTGATTCTAAAGAACCATTACTAGGTGTACATGATGTATTTGACGTTAAGGAATCTGGTTTAATTAGTAAATCACAGGATGGTGTAATTGGTGCTGCTGCTGACGCAGCTCAGATAGCTAACAATGTACAAAGTTCATACGGCAGACTTGGAAGTGTAATAACTAACGCTGCCTTAAAGTATGGTCTCGACATAACCAAAAGAACTGATGAAGTAATAATTAAAGATTTAGCTGCACAAATCAAAGCTGGTGGTAAATATTCTAAGAAATTAGGGACTGGAGAAGTTCTAACTCAAAAACAAATAGCAGAAGCTGGTGAAAGATTAACTGAAATACTTATAGATCCAAGGATGCAACCGGGAGCTATGTATAAGTTACTTGATGAATTTAAGAATACAATGTCAGACGGCAGCAAGATTATTGATGATGTTGCTTACGCTGGGACTATGGGTGCCATGAAGGATTATTACAAACAAATCCTTGATATGGACGTTCTTAAAGCAAAAGCATATCTTACTACTTCTTTAGCTGGACAGATCTCTGACATAGCAGAAGGTGCCAGATTAATGGATGACTCATTAGTTGTTAATCAGGCGATAGATCAAATAGCTGACAGAATCGAATACCTGATGGTAGAGAAAGGTTTAAATGCAGCATTCTCTGGTAGAACCTTGCGTAATAAAAGACTATGGGAAACAGCTAAATCATCTAAAAAAGCACAAAAAGCTTTAAATGACCAAGCTTTACTTGAACATAAGAATGCTATTGAAGAGTTAATACCTGACGCTAAGAACTGGTCTAACACAATGAGAAGGGTTGCAAAGGA